AAACCTCGTGAGTAAGTTACAGGAGCAGAACTTGTACCGCCAGCGCCGCCAGCTAAAGCCGCTGCACTTACGACAATACCTGTTGGTGTGGCCGAAGACTCAGCAAGTGAAATGACATTTCCCACAACACCAGACTGGTTCGCGGTAACAGTTACAACACCAAGAGCGCTTGTTGCTGAAACATAAATGTTAACTGTTGCCAGTGCATTTATTGCAGCTGCAAGGTTTGCCGCTGTAACCGTTGCTGAAGTTTCTTTTTTAAACTGCACAGTGTTGGGTGTTCCGGTTACACATGTGAGAGTGATCCCAGCAATCGTTACTGTGTCGTTGGCTGCAAGATCGTTATAGATCAAAGTTACTGTGCCAGAAGAACGAACCGCTGCAACAGCTGCCTTTTGAGCTACGATATTGCCACTTATTGTTCCTGCGCCGAGTCTTCTGAAAAGACGCTCAAGCCTGATACACTCGCCTCTTGGATCTGTGGACGAGCGCACATACTCGTTCAGTTCGGCAAGAGAAGCATTGACAGTTATATTCAATGAAGCCGTCATAATTTTATTCCTTTAATGAAAAAAGAGAGGGGAACTAGCCCCTCTCAGCATGGAAAGTAATTAAGAGTTTGTGATGCCTGTGAACTTCACGGCCATTGCTGGACGAGAAAGAAGAACTGCGAATTCAGCACCGGCACGAAGTGAGTAGCCAGCATAGCCGGGTATCTCCTGAAAAAATTCGTCAGTCTTTCCGGGACGTTGGAACGATAATTCTTTAGCGCCAACACGAGAAAGATACTTAGGAGGAATCAAATAGGCCTCTCCCTCTTTCACGATGTTGTTAACCATGACCGTCAATTTTCCGTTTGGACCGGCATAGACGATTCCTTCGGCGCCGCTGTCAGCTTCTTTAGAAGAGTACGAAGAATCGTACATTCTCAAAGCAGCCTGGTCAGCATTGAGGTTTTGATAAGTTTTTGCAGAAACCATCAAGACCGCATCTTCTTTAAGACCACCAATAGAAACTGCAAGAGCAGCACCAGCTAAAACTTTAGCCATGGTTAAAGAAGCACTACCGCATGGGTAGGTTTGACCTTGCCACAGTGGGTAAGTTGTAGGATCGATTCCAAAGTAAGAAGCTCCGCCAACGATCTGGAAGTCAAGACCAACCATATCGTTTTCGTAAGCACCTTTAGGAACAAAAAACACAGTCAAAGTGGATTTTGCTGTATCGATTGCACCAGCAAGAGTTGCAGAAGCGCAAGTCATGGTGATGGTACGAGTAGAAGCAACAACCTTAGTTACTATACAAGTTGTGTTTACACCGTCAGCAATCTTGGTGATTGTTCCAGCACTGTTTTGGTAAGCTTCAAGAACCGCACCAACAGCACCACCCCAGATACCGCCTGACCACTGAGCTGCATCAATAACTACTGTCTGAACTGCTGTAGCAGCAGAAGTAGAGAACGCTGTTCCCCATCCGGTTGTAGACTTACCATAGAGCATGGAAATCTCAAGGTACCGCGCCAAAGATTCGTACATCACTCTGGCACGTAAAGTTGCCTCGGTTATGAATGTCGATTTCGAATTGGCCATTCTGTTAGCAACAGACTCAGAGATTTGAGTCAGCAAGATCACTGGCTGAGCATCAACTTCGATCTCATCATAAGCAGCTGCGCTTGCGCTGTTCAAAGCAAAAACTGAACCATCTCCATAAGTTATACCGTTTTCGTGCGACAATTGGACGGGTACTAAATATTTTCTACCCTCCTTAGTTGCTTCTGTGATCTCAGGAATCAATGTCATCAGAACGCTGTTTTGAGGGAGCAAAGTTTGCGCTTTGTCCTGAATGTACTTAAACTGTGTATTCAAACTTGTAAGTGTATTTTCACCAGCCATTATTAACCTCTAAAATATAAATTGATGTTTTGTAAATTTGTCTTTTGATTTCTACAAACAGAGGTTGTCTTGTCGGTTGTCCATAAAGGAGCCTACTGAGAGCCAATTGTTGCGTCTTCAGTAGTTATGGTTAATTTTAGGTAGGCTGGTGAAAAATAATTACTTACCCATCATTTCTTTGCGAACTTGACGTACCCAATCTTCCCCACCAAGTTTCTTTTGCGGCTTGGCTGATACCATTCCCTTGCCTGGAACAAACGTGTGACCCTGCTGTGGCGTCGTGGTTTTGAGCTTTTTAAGGTCAGACTCTCGTATCTTCTTGAGGTTTTTGTCGCCTAAGAACTTCATCAAGCGATCACCATCCGTTTGATCAAAGAACTCATTGAAGTCGTTGAAGTAGTCTTCCCTCACTAAGTCAAGATAGTCTGTCATGTCCCTTTCGACGCCCTTGCGAACATCGTTTAACATATAGTCAGTGATCCTGCGCACAGTTCCAACAGTCCTTGGTAGGCCAGCTGTCTGGAGCGCTGTCGTTATCCGCTTGTCATAATCGGCTGAATAATGCTCGTCCAGCTCTGACATCTTTTGCTGCTCTTCTTGCTGCTTAAGTCTCTGCTTTTCACTGCGATATTCCTCTAGCTCTTTATCTCTTTCGCGCTGCTGAATCTGCTCTGGACTAAGGCTTTCTTCTTGCATCTGTTCCCAGATCGCCTCTTCGGCTATCTTTCGGAAGTCAACGCCAAGATTGGGATCTTTGAGCACCTTCAAAGGATTTGTCTTAAGTTCATGAAGGAAAGCTTCAGCCTCCCTTTTCATTTTTGCGGCCTCTTGCCAAGTCTCAGTTGCGGCCGCTCCTTTCTGCGCATACTCGTGATATTTGCTATCGTCCACTTCCATTTCTCTGCCCTTGATCTTGAGCTTTTTAAGCGCCGCCTCTACCTTCTTTTCCTCTTGAGCTGCCTTAGTTTCCTTTGGCTCTTGTGCCTCTGGCTCTTGCTCGGCCCGTGGCTCTGGAGTCTTAGCGTTTTTCTTGGCATAGGCTGGATTGATTCCAGCTGGTATGACCAAATCAGAATCCATGCTGCTGTCTGTTGTGTCAGTGCTTGTTTGTTCTGTAACTTGTTCCATGCTTCATTCCTATTGTGGTTGTTGTTGAGTCGCTTGTTGTTTTTCAAACGACGCCTGTGTCTCTTGATCTGCGTTTTTAGGCATATTCGGTGCCGCTGGCGCATTCACGTTTTCAGCTTGCTGCTGCACTGGATTCTGCGCATTCATCATGCCGCCCATCTGTGCTGGTGGCTGCATAGGCATGGGCATTGGAGTCTCGCCCATCCAGGCCAGGAGTTGCGGATTAGTCATTTGAAGCTGCATAGCCATTTGTTGATGCTCGACCATGTGAATATTGGTGTTCTGCACAAGCTGCATGTTGATCCGAGCTTCGGGGTTGCCGAGTATCGCCCTGTGCTCAAGCCAATGAAGCTTATGATCATCGCAAGCGAGCGCTGTTACCGGTTTGCCAGCTCTCAAGTCTTCATTCTCAGCTTTCACAAGCATGATCTCGCTCATCTCAGATTCCCAAAGTGGCTCGATCTGTCCTGTCGTTATTACGTTAAGATACTCTCTTGTGTTACGGATAAGTCCTGATTGCAACAAGTCCTGTGCAATCTGAATCTTTCCTGCCTGCGTTTTACTCAGAGCGCTTGTCGCTTCAACCACAACTTTATCGACCTTAGACAGCTTGTCACCTGTGTATGTTGTAAGCATCGGCCTATTGAACTGACCTGCTATGATTGCTTGCCGCTCAAATGGAACAAAGTCCTTGAGGATATAAAGGAGACATGTGCCGATATCTTGCTGCAAGTTGACATAAGAGCGCTGGAGTCCACTGCTAAACGTGATCGCTTGCGATGCCACATATGCTAGAGCAGTACCAGACTTTAAGTTTTCTGGAGTCTCGCCACGATTCACTGAGCTGATACCAACAAGCATCTCCATGATCCGCTCAAGTTTTTCAATGAAACTGAATATCTCAGCTGGTGTTGACAGCATCTCAAGAACTTCAGGTTTGATGACTGACTCAATGAGGTTAAGACCACCGGCCATCTGGATTCTTGTGCAGCCATTGCCTGGTGGTTGCCAGAAATTCTGCATACCAGCAGCCAATTGGTTTGAGCACACTACCGAGTAGAGCTTATCAACCATTGACTGGATGCCAAGGATATCAAAGCCGATCGAATAGCCGAAGGGAGTTCCCTTGATGTTGGCTCCTGCAATTCTCACAATGGGATACTTCTCGAAAGGCATAGGCCCATCAAACAGAACAGTGCCATCTTGCAAGAAAATGGTGTATCTACCATCTGGAACAGCTGGCGTTTTCTTGTGATAAAACTCATAGACATCGATCAAGTCTGTGTGCTTGGTACCAACACCCGCCGCTGGAATGATCTTTGTAGGATCGACATAGCGGCGGCCGCTCGTGATGTCTGTCGATATGTTGAGGATCTCTTCAGCTACAGCAGGGTATTTAACCGCAAGATCAAACCTATTCTTGCAATCATGACAAATATGCCAGTTGAGGTTGTTAGTTACGTCGGTTACGTCACGAATGACATCAAAGGGAGTGTAAACTTTGACAGTAAGATCCCCTTCTTTCATTGGCATTCCGTCCGGACTAACCGTTATGTCTTTTCCTAGCGAGTGATCCCAGTCAAGCCGCTCATAAGCTTCACCGAAGATCAAAGCAGTCTCAACAGCATCCTTGTTTTCAACATCGATGCCTTTTTCCCTGAAGTAGTAGTCAATGAGTCCGTCGCCCAGGTAAGCAGAAGCCAGTGAGTCCGAGTCACTGTTAATTGCTCTTGTCTTGAGCGCTTGCTTTTCGTTGGTGGTAAGCACGAGCATGTGAGTCAGCAGGTTTCTAAAGTGATTGATCTTGATGCTCGCAACTTCGCCCTCTTGACCCGAAGATCTGATCCTGCCAATGGCAAAGATCCCGAATCCTGTCAATGCTGTGTCTTCCATCAGACCATAGTAACTATAATAAGAGCGGCGCCACAGATCCACCAATGCTGAGCTTGTCAGATATTGATAGTAGTCTGATACTTTGCCCGAAAGCCTGTCTCCAATCTCTTCAATGGGAGCTGCTGCAAAATAAACTTTGTCGTTAAAAGAATTGAAATCTCTCATATTTATACCCTAAAGATTGATAAAAATGTTTTAGCCGATTTTGTCATTTCTGGGTTGCTTGTATCGATATAGTGTGTCGCAGGATTGACCCCGTTGTAAAGCGGATATGGGTTATTTTTGATTGCATGCCTGATCCCATAAGCCAGAGCCATGAAAGCATCCATGTGGCCTAAGGTCTGCGTACGATCAAGGTCAGTTCGTGTGTTGTTGAATGTCCCTGACCTTAGTGTTCGTATGAGTAGCGCACAGTTTGGTGATATTTCAACCTCTCCTCTGGCAACGGCCACCCGCACTTGATTGACAGTGGCTTCGAGCTCATCCTTCCTCGGAAGTGCAACTGGATAGTTATGTTGTTGCATAAAATCCACCCTAAGCTGTCCGTCCGCATCCACATACCTAGCCATGAGTTTGATTTTTGTTGGAACCTGATACTGTTGCTCCATGTCTGACGCACCTGCGACCATGACAGCTGAGCCGGTATCAGGGTTGTACGCTCTCTCATCAAGTACCAATATTTTGTTGCGCTGAAAGTCATACGCCATAAGCAGGAATACTGACTTATCTCTGATTCCACCGACGTCACCTCCTATCCACAAGCTGCAATACTCTGGCAATACCAGATCCATCACATGCTTTGCGTCATCAAACTCTGGACACAGGATTATAGTCGAATCTCTGATCTGCTCGCACAGATACTCTCTCTTAAAGTCTGCTGTATGCTCGCCACCACACATCTTCACGCAAGAGTCGTACTGCTCTTTATCAAGTTTCTTGTTGTCGTGGATCGTGAACCTAAAGAAAGCGTTATTTTCCTGCGCCGTCGGCACAGTTTCTAGACAGAAAGGATGATCAGGGATCTTCGGCAACGTCGTCAAATAGATGATCTGGCTATGCTTGCTGTGTGTTAGCGCTGGCCCCAGGTCAGAGCGCAAAAACTCTAGATATCCATCGGGATCACTATCGACAATCTCCTCGATGTACACTTTATAGAGAGTCTTTCCACGCTCTGACCCTGCATTCGTATCAAACCCACCAAGCTTAAGCTCTGACCCGTTGGAAAAATACCAAGTATCCTCGCTTTTCACTGGCCTTATCAGCCCTTCAGGACAATCTCTTATGATAAGCTTCATCCTTGGCCTAACGATGGATCTTGTCTGCTTGATCGTAGGCCCGATTATCATCACAACAATCTCTGGATTCCTGAGACAATCCTCTGTTGCAAGTATTGTCCCAAGTACACTCTTTCCAAACTGTCTAGCGCATAGCACTACTACAGTTTGTACCGTCCTTGGCATCTGCCTAATCGTGTGATAAATGATCTCTTGTTGCTTCCAAAGCTTAAACTGAAGATCGCCCTGTGACCAGAGATAAGCTCTAGCTTGTTCCTTCGTGATCTTATGCTTCATCTCTTGCGACCTTAATCAGATCGCCTAGCGTTATATGTACTGGCTTTAATGGATCTGCGGGATCACCTTCTTGAGTGACTTCACGCTCTTTAAGCTTGGGGTGAGTATATTCCATAAGCCTAAAGAGTATTCTTGTTCTGTCTTTGTCGTCAAAGTCACCGTTTTTATAAAGGTCAACTAGCTTCTGGACAATATCAAATCCCTTTTCCTCAAGGCTGTCTTTAAGAGCCAGTGAAACTCGATTGATTGAGCCCTTAGGTCGGCCCATCCCTCTCGCCCCATCTTTCTTTTTGGTAGCCATTTTTTCCCCTACTTAATTGATCTATCTTTTCAAGGTAATAGCCGACTTAAGCATGTTAAGCGCATTCTCTACAGAGACAATTCTTTGCTCATATTTAGACTCGTTTGTCTGTCGAGATTGAAGCCATCTTTTGAATTGATACGATACCAAACAAGCCGCAACAATCGTGAATTCCACGAAGGTTGCGTGTGGCATCAAAGTAGCTTTAAGCACAGAAGCAATGAGAGCAAC